TGATTGAGCAAAGTTGGCCCACGATTCTTGCGGCGGACCATCAAATGCATTGTTAACAAACACATCGTAATCCAAGCTCATTGCAGCAATAGCAGCAACATCACATGTAATATCAATGTTGTCTGCACGACTAACACTTGTACCACCAAACTCTTCAACTAGGTGTTTGCCTAGTCCGCGGTTACCACCCGTTACCAACATTTTCATCTCTTGGATCCTCCTTGATCCCATACCTTTGTAAATTTTTCTCCGCAAGTCATGGCACATTCCATAATTTTGTTTGGTCCAGACCAGCGTTCAACAAGCTCGGTCCAAAAATTAGATTTAAAAATATCTTCTAAACTTGTTTGATTTATGTTTAGATTTTTATAAGGTCCTACTAATTCTTGTACTTGATTGCCGCCAGGAATAAAACTTGCTACATTAGCACCGGGCATACAATCATCGTAAAATCTAGCATCGTATAAATTATGTTCAAAAAAATTACACGGCAAAACTAACCCTTCTGCGGTAATAACAACTTTGTTTCCTAGTAATGCATCGCACTTGACGGGTGTGTGTACTAGATAATTTTTAAAACTACCGTGCATTTTTTTAATAACTTCAATTTTTTGCACACTGGGATTTTGCCATTCATTGCTTACAGGTTCTTCTAGCACATACTCTACATTTCTATTTTTATCAAGTACAGGCCAATTGGGATATGCACATTCGTTAGTGTGATTGTAAAAACGACCTGTCTTCCTAGGTAAAAAATTAAAGAAGCCGTATTCTTTGCTTAACGCTCGAGCTTGCTCAACTTGATGCTCGTTATGTTTAAAAACAATAAAATTCCATTGCGCCCTGCCACCGGCACGAATAAACGCTCGAGCATTACGCATAGCAACAGCATATTTTACATTACGCCTGTAAAGATGTAAAGTATCCTCTAACCCATCAAATCCAAAATCAATCTGCCCATAGCCGTTCATGATAGCGGCAATTTCTGCCCAATACCGTTCATCGTGTACGCCGCCATTGGTATGAATGTATAACCATAAGGTAGGATTTTTGCGTCTAAAGTCTTGTAGTATGTCCAAGAAATCAGGATGCATAACGGGATCACCGTAACTGCCACAAAAAAATATTTGTCGAAGTTTACTACAATGATCAACAGAAAAGGCAGCATCAATGGCATCTCTATCTAAATGCACTAAAGGCATATAGGGATTAATTGGACCACCTTGTATGTTCCTAGGACATTGAGGACAGGCAGCATTACAATAGGTTGTAATTTCTAGTTGATATTCTTTTATATTCTTAAAATTAAACATTAAAAAATTCTTTAATTTGTGCAAGTATTTCTCTAGTTGTTTGTTGCCCGTCCATTGTGATATTGTTCATGTTAAATAAATTTTGAATCCACTTATCAATTGGACTAGTAAATTCTAATATCAATGTTCCGTTATGACCTAAATATAAACTATCTTGGGGCGGAGAAACGTTGTCCCATGGTGGAAGATATACTATTTGTTGAAATTTGTGTATGTGATGTTTTAAATCAACATCGTTGATATAAATCTTAGATAGTTCAAAATATTTGTCTGGGTCGCTATCCGTTAAATAATTTTTTCCGTAATGCTCAATCTTGAGAGTGTTTATTTGGGCCGGTTTCAGCAGTGCAGTTCCTTCCCAAGTTGAAGAATTTGCTTCAAATCGATCAATAATGACTTCATTTACTTTAATCATTATTAACGGCCAACCGTTGCTATTCCGGGACCGATAATCTAATTTTAGTTTTATATTTTCCAGCATTTATTTTTTCGTAAGCTTCTTTGAGTTTTAATAACTGACTATCCCCGTTCCAAATTTTATAGCCTAAATCCATTAATATTTCTTGCAATTTTATTCTGCGTTTAATACGTTCTTTAAATGTTAATGTGGGATTTGACGGCAAAGTCCAATTGAATCCCACAGCTTCTCGATGAAATTCTTCGTATAATGGGGTACCTTCGTCGATACTTGCTGTACTTCCTAGATTGACACCGTATATAGTGCCATCAAGTGCATATTTTTTATATTCTTTAAATTTTTCTATTCCTAGATTAAAATCATCTTCAGTTTCGGTTGGATATCCTACAATCATTAAAAAATAGCAATTCATATTGTTTTTGTGCATTTGATCTAATGTAAAATCAAGATCAGCATTGCTAAATCCTTTTCTCATATGATCTCTAACAGATTCACTTAAACTTTCAATTCCTAGTGCTACTCCGTTCATTCCAGCATCTGCAGCTAAACGATAATCTTCAGCAGTTAGTGTAGTAGGACTGCGTACAATAAATTGACCACCCCAGTTAAAAAATTTTAAAGGTAGATTATTGTCATTGTAAAATGAAATCAATGTTCTACATAAATCTCTGAAGTTTTTTAGACTTCCGTTTATTAAACTATCAGTGAACCAAAAATTAGTTACGTTGTATTTTTTAAAATGATATATTATTTCTTTGGCCACACTTGTGCCGGATCGATATCTATATTTTTTCCAAGCTACATGTATATCACAAAAACTACATTTTCTTACACAACCTCTACTGCTGGTTATTGGTATTTGTGGAGTATTTGATGTGTAACGATACCCTAAATCAATGACATCGTCGTAATTGGGATACGCAATATTATCAAGATTATCTATTTGAACTGCATTATCATTATTAATACCAGGAGCATTATATTTTCCTTGTAATAGATTAAGAATATTAAAATCTCCTTCGCCTCGTATGTAAAAATCAATTAAATTTTTAGACAGCAATTCAGTGCCAAAATCATTGATATATGATGCTATACCATTAGTGCTTAAACCAGCACCACCTATTAAAATTTTATTTTTAAATACAGGACGCAGTTTTTCTAGTAATTGTTTGGTAAACAGTTGGCATTGAAACGTAAATACACTGATGCCCAACCACCTAGGATTAATATCGATGATTTCGTCGATCACTTGTTGATAATATGCATTTAAATATTCGTGTTCTTTTGTTTCAAGAATTGAAGTACTATCGTTTAAGCTAAAATATTGATCTAGTTTTTGTGCAATGCTTGCGTCGCATTCTTGATAAAGTTTTAAATTATAATCTTTAACTTGGGCAGTATATCCATTTTGTTCGCAAATACCTTTTAATAAGCTTGTGGCTGCAGGAGGATATACTAATGAAATTTGCGGAACGTTTATCAATAAAATATCTACCATGATTTAAAATAGTTGAACTTCTTTCTGCCATTGATTTGTATAGCTATTACCAGTTATATTTGTTCCGCATATTTTTTGACAAACAGGGTACGGGTCAGTATTCCATGATGATTGAATGTGATCAAATTGGTCTATATTAACTCCGTTAATGCCACCTAACCAGCAGCAGGGATGAATAATGCCACGAGCAGATATATATAATTCATTTTCTTTTAATGCAGCACATTTAATATCACTACTGCTTATAACTGGATCTACCCAATTTTTAGGTTGCTTTAAAAATGCAACAGGTGTATCTTGATATCTACGACTTACTTTTGCTCTAAAGAAATAAAATCCTAAATCTTTGGCTAGTTTTAGACATTGGTTAACTTGATGTTCGTTGTGTTCAAAAACTAACATGTCCCAGTGAGCCAGTCCCCCTGCCTGAATAAACGCTTGTGCATTTTCAATTAATTTATTCCATTTTACATTACGACGATATATGTGATTGGTATCTTCTAAACCATCAATACTGAATATTACATAATCTTTTGGCTTATTTAATATATTTGCCAGGTTAATCCACCATTCAGTATTGTTAATGGCTCCATTGGTATTCATTCCTAAAACGATATTAGGATTAATTTTTCGAAAATACTTAAAAATATCAATGCTGTGCATGCTAGCAGCAGGGTCTCCGTAAACACCGCACATATACATTTTATCTAGATTGTAAATTGTATCATTGCCTATTAGTGATACAATTTGTTCAACCGTAAGAAAATGATGTGTTTTTTTGTTAAAGGCCAAGTCTGTTTCTCGCGCACACTGAGGACATGCTGCTTGGCATACATCTGTGGGTTCTAAATGTAAAACTTTGGTGTTATTAAACAATTTCAACATCGGTATTGTAACTAGTAAAACCGTTTTCTTTGACCACACTAAGAACGTTGTTAACACGCCCGGCCAACTCATCTTTATGTGATACTAACCACACACTGCGATTGCCTTCGCGGGCCATTTTCTTCAATATCGCTAAACTATTTTCTACACCTGAACTGTCCATACCTGTATCAATAACTTCATCAATAAACAACAAGTTAATAGGTTGATATAAACTTTCCCAAACATCACGAAAAGCCCAGCTCAATGAAAGTATGAGTCTATTGCGTTCGCCCCTGGATAAATTATCAAAATCTAGTTCTCTACCTAATTCTTCGATGCTAACAGAGAGATCATTCAAGAACTTTACATTATGAGGCAAACCAATACGATCTAAGTATTGACTTAGTCTTGAATTTAAGTAGGACAAGTTTTGATCAATAATTCTTTTACGAATAAAACTATCTTTGTTAGTAAGTAGTTTTAGCAAAAACTCTTGATGTTCCTTGACATTAGCAAGTTCATTGATCATATCATAGTTTATTTCTTCTACAGCCTGAGTTTCCATTTCGCGAATTTGTTCAGCATATGGGTCTTGGTCATTCTGTTTTGTAGCAAGTTGTTGCTGTAAGTTTGCTACAGTGTTTTTATGATTAATTGCATCTTCTTTCCGATCATAAAAAACTGTTAGTATAGGTCCTGGATTGCCAATTAAAGCCAGCGCATCAATGTGTGAATGCAGTTGTTCATCGTTGGCAAGATATTGTAAGGAAGTTTCTTTTAATGTCGTTCGTTTTTCGTTTAACACTTCTTCGTGTTTAGAATCATGCATTGTTTGTCCACAAGCATAGCATTCGTGCTTTTCTAAAGTTTCTATTTCTTTTTTTAGTTTATCTAACGACTTTAATATTCTAACCTGATCGGTTTCGCAGGCAACTTTCCAGCGATTAATTTCTGCGGCTTTTTTAGTTTTTTCATTATATGCATCTAGCGCATCGTGATTAGCAAGTTCTTGATCAATATCAAGATCGCCTACAACTGATAATGCTTTTTCTAATTCCGCGATATCATTTAACCGTTTAGTATTCCACATCGTTTGTCTGCGTCGAGTGGCTTCAATTTGTTCTTGTATACGAGCGTTAGCATCTGACACTGCTTTAATTCGATATTCCTCGGCAGTAATAGCATCCCGGGTTGCTTTTAGTTGTTCTTTAAGTAAATCTGCCTTTTCGGATAATACAGTAATGCCAAGTAACTGTTCAATAATAGTTCTTTGGTCGTTGGCTTTTAGTGCAAGGAAAGGTTCAGTATAGGTATTGAGAGCGACAATATGTTTGAACATGTCGTGACTCATACCAAGCATGCGTTCAATTTCTGCTTGTGTTTCCCTTGAATCACCTTGACTTTCGTCGGTGATTTGTTGTTCTTGGCCGCCTACGTAGAATGCCATTGTGTTAGGCTTACGACCACGTTCAATCCGGTAGTCAATACCATCTTTTTCAAACTCAATGGTGACTAACATGTTCTTGCCGTTGGTCTTGTTAATCAGGTTGTCTTTTTTAATATTAGTTAATGCACTACCGTACAAGGCGTAGCTGAGAGCATTAATAATAGTGGTCTTACCGGTACCATTACGTGCTCCTGTATCGTCTCCGCCTAGGTCTAAATTTTGACCTAGCACAAGAGTTAGATCTCGACGATCAAACTGAACCGCCTGGGTAGCATTACCCACGCTCATAAAGTTCTTTACAGCAAGAGTTTGAATTTTAAACATTAAAGATTTCTATAAATGTCAAGCAACAGTGTTCGATTGTACTGCTCACTTTGTATGTTTGTAAGTTGATTGGTAACAATGGTATCCACACTTTCAAACATTATGTTTCCGCTGATATCGTAATTGATGTCTTCGCCGACACTCTTTTGCGGAATAAGTGTGATTTCTCTAAGATTATATGTATTTACAAATGTTTCTTTAATAAATGTAGCTTCTTCGTAACTGATGTCTACATCAAGATTTACACGTACATGCATACCTTTATGCAACAATGTATCTGTATTTTGTAGCACATCACTTAATTGATACACACGATATCTGGGTTGATCAGGCCAGGAGTGATACACAGGCTCTGCTCCCCACTCCAACACCATCATACCGCGTTCATCGTCGTGATTGTCTGCATAGTTATGCGGAAAACAGTTGCCAATATAGGTAATGTTTTTATGTGTTTGACGCTTGTGAAAATGTCCAGTAAACACACGTTCAATGCCGTGGAAGTCTTCTCTCTTGACATCGCCGTGGTCGGGCATTTGAACCATGGCATTCATATAGAAGTGTGGTAGTTCAAAATGCCCAAACATGTACTTGGCATTCAGCTTTGGAATACGCTTATAATCATCGCCAACCAACCAAGGAGCAATAACCACGTCGCCACTATGATACCAATCATTACAAATATGAACGTTAGGTAAGTGCCGCGCCCATTCCACACTTTGGACATCTCTCTTGTCGCGATAATAAAGATCGTGATTGCCGGGAATAAAATAAACAGCTTTAAAATTGTCATTCAAATGCTCCAGGGCTCGAAGGCTATAATTCAGAGTCACAATGTTGATTGACGCTCGATTATTGTGCCAGTCACCAAGAAAGAATGCAGTCTCGCATCCTTCCTCTTGGGCTTTGGCGGCAAACCATTTGATAAAATTTAAACAATCGTCATTGTGTGTTTGACTGTTGCTTTTTAATCCAAAGTGTATATCTGTGCAGACTGCTGCTCGTTTAAAAAGATTAGACATCAGTATAGTTTACACTTTTGTAATAGGCAAAGTCAAACTCAATCGTCGCTGTATTCGCCGGATTGTGGGCCTCCACCCCACGATCCCATGCCTTGTCTTGTATAACTTGGAGTAAGCCCGTTCATTTCGAGAATATCATCTCGAAGATTCTGGTTGCGCTTTTCAATGTTAAGGACTCGAGTAAAGGAATTAGTAATAGCAGCAGTATAATAAGCAAAAGGATTTTGTGATTTGCTTTCATCAAATTGTAGTCCTATCTGGGAAAGTTGTAATAATGCTTGGCTACGCATTTCATCGTTGTACGTGTATCCACGCCAGTTGCTACGAGTAGCATAACGCTCACACAACTTCATAAACATATGAGCCAACTTGTTTGTCATAGTTCCGTGCTCACGACAAAACTCTCCGGTCTCTAAAGACCCACGCCAATGGCTTTTGCCTACACAGTAGGAATTACCATCTTCGTCGATTCGATAGTGTTGAAAAGGCGGAAAGTTAACTTTGACAAACTTGCTTGGGGCAATAATATTGACTCCGTCGTCATATTCAGTTATTGGATTGTCGTCATCATCTAAAATAATTGTGGTCTTTGTTTTTTTAGATTTAGCAGTATCTGTAGGTATATGCTCCCAGGTCATTATACGAAACACTATGTCTGTAGTGGCAATTTTTGTAGGTTTAACAGCAAAATCGTCAAGTTTTAATTTGGTAGTGCTGACAGCTTGTGCAGCATCGTATGCAGCTCTGCCCAATCTCTCTGCTCTTAGTTTGCGACCTTCGGCAATGTTTTTTTTATTGATTTTATCTATACTGGGCAAAATTATGTCATAATAACCATCTTCGGGGGTCAAAAATGAGCAATAGGTGATTTTGCTTTTGTGGATTTCTTTAAGAATATCTCTGTTATTTAGGTAATTGTGTTTCATTTGTTTCCTTTAAATACTGTGTTAATTTAGCAAATAAATAATAAAAAAGCAAGAGGAATTTTATATGGCAGTAGTACAACAAGTGGCATACAAAAAAAATGTTGCATTCAACCAAGGTGCCTTGGAACGTAATGATGTAGAAACTAGGAAATCTGCCAATGGCGGAATTTTTGCCAATCCCACGTACCCCCCAGTCAACAACGGCAACCAAACAACAACCGGCAGTGTAGACCCCAAAGATTCACGAATGGCCAAATCTAAATTACAACAAGGTGGTGCAAATGTGCCTCCGGCCAATGCAAACGGACCAAGTACACAGTTTGGTACATCAGACGACTCTGGTAATGATTGGCGTGTGAAAATAAGTATCAACCCAAGTAGCAAAATACTGTATAAAGATCCCAACACAGCGGGTAACTTACCTGGTTTACTAGCGCCATTAAAGCACACAGATGGATTTATTTTTCCATATGTGCCTCAAGTAACTGTGAGTCATAGTGCCAGCTACAGTTCAGTTCCGCTTACACATTCAAATTATGCTCAATATTTTTATGAATCCAGTTCCGTGGCATCAATAAACATATCCGGTGAGTTTACTGTACAAAATGTTGAAGAAGCAAAATACTTTTTGGCAGGAATTTATTTTTTTAGAGCCTGCACAAAAATGTTCTACGGATTGAGTGGTGAGTACCAAGGTAGCCCTCCCCCTATTGTGTATCTTGATGGTTACGGACAACACTATTTACCACACGTTTCTTGTGTAATCACTAGTTTTAGTCACACCATGCCCAATGATGTTGATTACTTAGAAGTAAATACCCCGCAGTCAGTCACTGAGACTCGAACAAGTAATAAAACTACCGGAGCAATGGGTACAATAACTTTACCATCGGTGCGAGGTACAAATGCTGGTAGTGAAATAGTTACACAAACAATCAACACTGCTTTTAATCGTGTTCCTACTATCAGCACATTTCAGCTTACTCTTCAACCAGTAATAAGCAGAACTCAAGCCATTGGATTTGATTATCAAAAATTTGCTAGAGGTGAACTAATTGCGGGAAAGGGTAGTTTGTTTACCGGAGGATTCCTATAATGGCAAGTAATCAATACAGTTCATCTAGTGCTTATTACAGAACAGGAACTTTTGGTATTTTCCTTGATGTAATGACGAACAGACCAATTACAAAATTAAGTGACGATGTACTTTATGAAATTGACAGCGTTTATGAATACCGTCCGGACTTGTTAGCACAAGACTTATATGGTAACAGTTCATTGTGGTGGGTGTTTGCTCAGCGTAATCCCAATGTGTTAGTAGATCCCTTGTTTGATTTTGTAGCAGGAGCTAGAATTTACATTCCTAAGGCCAGTACTATAAAACAAGATTTAGGAGTATAACTTGGCAACAGTATATAGATTCGATCCAGTAAAAGCTGCTGAAGCCAGTGCCCTCGTAAAGACAGGCATTGACCCAGCCGAAGCCCTTGGCCGTGTTGGTGTTCCCGAAGACGCATGGGGCGCTTATCAACTTGACGACCTTGACGGCAGTCCCACTAGAGGTCAAGTGGTCCGGTCCGATGCCGGCGCAGTAACAGTGTACAACGAAGAAGAACAAAAAGCCAGGGCAGATGCACGTAAGGCCGAAGCGGTCAGGCAAGCAGAACAAGCAAAACAGGAAAGACAACAAGCAGGACCAGCAGCCACAAGAGAAAAAAATACTTCTGCAGTAGCGGATCGGCCAAAGCCAACACCAGAATACGAAGACTACCTAGATAAACTAAAAACAGCAAGAGAACGAGATAGAGCACTTGAAACAGCTAGAAACAATGAGTATATTAGATCAAAAGGGTATGACCCCGACACTATATCTTTTCGCGAAAAAATCAAAGTACTTTCCCAGGGAAGAAATGAAGCAAAATTACCCACAATAACTACCAATCAAGACGCAGTAGGAGCCCCGCCTGGTGATCAGTATACTGATAGCACAGTAAAACAAGATCCGCCGGGCGGACCGACTACCAACACCGGAGAGCTGTCTCCCGATCAAGCCGCTGCAACTGCTGCGGTTGGTCAAACCGCAGTGGCAAAACTTCAAAATGAATCAACACCCAACCAACCGGGTGTTCCTGTTTCAGAGGAAGAAAAGAGCAAGCTTGACCAAGCCAATTCAGGTAGTCTTTCGTCCAAGGTTGAACAAAGTCAAGATCCAACCGCAGCAAATAAACAAAACAATCCACCTAATTCGCCAATCAAATCCGAAGCCAATTTTGATAGTGGAACAAATCAAGCCGCTGCGAAATCTGTGCAAAGTTCTAACGCCACCAGCAATAGCAATCAGTTCGCAGCCAAACCCGCATATCAGATTCCTAAAAATGTATTACATGATTATACCAGTTACACCTATAGAATTACACTATTTTTGTTAACAAAAAAAGACTATAATGCTTTGGCTGCAGATCCAACTAAATTCATTCCCACATTTTCATTAATAAGTAGTGGGGGCGGATTTGCTAGTCCAGGAGCAATAATCTCAGAGACAACTAGAAAAGCAACTCCAGGTGGCGGATTCGAAGATGTTACGTCAACACAAACAAAGGCAGGTCGTCATCCAGACTTTCAGACTGATTTTTTTATAGATAATCTGTCAATGACCACAATAGTTGGATTAAACGCTAAAACAAAAGCATCAAATGCAGTAGAGATTGGGTTCGATATAACAGAACCTTACGGTTTAAGTTTGTTAGACCGATTACTGAGTGCCTGTGAAACAAGCGGAGATAACAACCCCAACTACATGGCGCAACCGTATCTGTTGCAAGTTGATCTACTTGCTAGCCCCACTGACGAAAAAGTTCTTGCTTCTAGTTCGTTGACCAATGTGATAGTAACTAAAAAAATTGCTATAAAGCTATTAGAAATGAAAATTAAACCATCAGGTAGCGGGTCAACATACTCAGTTAGAGCCATGCCGTTTAATCACACGGCCTTTAACATGACTGCTGCTGCTATGCCTGTATCAATGAGTGTCGAAGCCAGTACCGTGGGAGAATTTTTCAGTTCTGAATCCGATTTAATTAAAGTGTTTGCTGCTGACCTAGCGAAAAATGAAGAAAGACTAGAACAAGAATTACAAAAATGGATAAAAGACAATACCCTGTCATCATATTATGGATCAAATAAACCGCCCACCGCAGAGGAAATCAAACAACAGAAAGATGCCATTAGAAAAGCACAAGGTTTAAGAACTACCAGTTTGGCAGCTGCCTATAATGCTTATATGCAAAAAATTGCAACAGAGCAAAAATTGAGTCAATTGCCTCCTACCAAAATTGCATTCAATGTTCCTGATGACGAAATTGCCAAGTCCCCTATTGTGGACGATAACAGCGCTCAAAGCAGCAATGCACAAATGACTCCCACAACAGGAGCGGTAAATGCACCCAACCCACAGTTGAAAAAAACTGAAGTTTTCAATATTAATGCCGGCACAAGCATAGTTGATGTCATCGATCAGGTCCTGAGTAAAAGTCAATATATTAAAAGTCAATTGAAAACACAAGGCAAAGACAACAATGATCAACAGGCAAAAGAACAATACACAAATGGGCAAGAAAGAACCAACAATCAAGAACAACCAAAACCCTTGAAGTGGTACAAAATTGTGCCAACAGTGGCATTAAATGACTTTGATGCTTCCAGAAACGACTACAGTAAAACTATTTTATATTCAATTTTACCTTATACAGCAGCCAATGCGTATCATCCTAATTTTCCAAAAGCAACTGCACAAAGTGCAGCCGATTCCGTAGTTAGAGAATACAATTATTTGTACACTGGAAAAAACAAAGACATACAAAGAATAGATATTGATTTTGATAGCACATTTTATACTCAATTGACAACCTATCAGGATCAATTGAAACGTTTGGGTACAAATAGGAATAGTGACAGTCGTGATGTTGTTGATGCTAAATTCAGCTTCAATGGCAACAGCCAGCAAGGTATTTTACCACAAACTGTTCAATATGTAAGTACAAACAGAGATTCTAATTCAATGAACTCTGCTACAAATCCAGAAGAAAAAGTTGTTGGAGATTTAAGGAAAAGCCTTTACACAAGTCAACGCGGCGACATGCTTAACATCAAAATAAGCATAACCGGGGACCCTGCTTTTATCAAACAGGACGACGTATTTTACAATCCCGGAGCACCCGACACTTACAAAGAATTTTCTGTGTCTGGGGCTAACGGAACACAAAGTGTGCCTGTTAACCCTACTACCGGACAGATAATATTTGATGCCCAACAAGTTTACGTCAAGGTTAACTTTAAAAACGCAATAGACATTGATGACACAATTGGAATAGTAAACAAACAAGAGGTTTTGCAAAATGGCAGACGAACTGATGGTACATTCACCGGAGTCTACAAGGTTTTACAAGTCAGCAGCCAATTTAGTCGTGGGCAGTTCACACAAACACTTGACCTAATTCGTATGCCAGACGCCTTACCTAAAGTACCCACGCCTGTGCCACAGACCACACAATCAGGAACTCAATCGGCAACAAAGGAACAGACTGAAAGTGCCAAACGCAGTGAAGAATCTGATGCCTCTAAGAAATCTGCGATTTCACGTAATCCAGCTGGTGTAGCAACACCAGCGTCGCCAGCGTTAGTTGATGCTGCTAATCAACCGGCAGTCAATAATCAAGCAGCACCAACCAATGCTAATAATGCACAAAACGTTGCACCTCAAAATACTTCTGGCTGGTCTTTTTCGGATGCATTTAGACAGGCAAGAAAAGATTTTGGAAATAGACCAGGCGGAGTCTTTGAATGGCGAGGAAAACTTTATCAAACAAATTATCAAAATGAACCGTTCGTTAGAAATCCAACACCGGTATATCCAGGAGCTAATCAATAATGGCAACAGATAATCAAAGAAGAGACAGGATTCCAGACTGGGCTGGCCCTACTAATAAACCAAGTGGAGTTAAACTAGATGCTGGTCCTTTTATTGGAATAATAAAAACCAACGCAGATCCTTCTAGGCAAGGGCGCTTAAAAGTTTATATAGTTGGCATCGGAAGCGGTGACGAAAACGATCCTAACAATTGGTATATAGTAAGATACGCCAGTCCCTTTTTTGGAAGCACATTGGGATTACCCCTATCCGATGATATAGGAAGCTTTGCTGCTTCACAACAAACATATGGATTCTGGGCAGTTCCTCCTGACATCAATAATCAAGTCTTGGTAACGTTTGTAATGGGAGATCCCACAAGAGGATATTGGTTTGCCTGTATTCCAAATTTACAAACAACGCACATGGTGCCGGGGCTAGCTAGGCCAAACGGAAATGCGTTTGTTGGCAATTTTCTAATAAATCAAGATAAAAGCTTCGGAAGGGGAAGAATATCAAGTGACAGTTATTTGCCAGTCTCGGAATTAGTCACTGAAAAAAGTACTATTGATAATAGTTCAACTTTTTATGATTTACCCAAAGTAGTACATACGTGGCAAGCAAACATTGTTATAGAGCAAGGATTAGATCAAGACCCGGTGCGCGGAACTATAACAAGCAGCAGTCAAAGAGAAACTCCTAGTCAAGTAATTGGATTAAGCAGTCCCGGTCGAACTTCGCCCGATACAACTGATTTCCCTAATCTTGAACAACTATTAAAAGAACAAGCACTTCCAATCAGCACTGTTCAATCTTTTCCTAATAGAAGAGGAGGTCATACATTTGTAATGGATGATGGTGATCTTTACGGGCAGAATAGATTATTTAGATTGAGAAGCAGTTCAGGACATCAAATTCTCATGCACGACACTGAAGATTTGATTTACATAAGCAATAGTCGTGGCACAGCATGGATTGAATTAACACCTGACGGAAGCATGAATATATTTTCCAATAGTAATGTCAGTATTAGGTCTCAGCAGGATATCAATTTTCATGCAGATAACAATATCAATATACACAGTGGTAATACTATACGAATGTTTGCCGAAAAATATTTTTCAAATCAGACTGAAAGTTATCAGTTAACTGCTTCTAAAAATATCAGTTTAAATGCAGGTAATGTTGGAATCAAAAGCGGAACCAGTTTGTTAATGCAATCAATCACTGGAGGATGGCAAACCTCCGCTGATTTAGTACTAAAAGGAAGAAAAATATTTTTAAACACAAACACTCCTGATGCACCACTCACAAATACACCATTGGAGTTTTATCAACAAGCCAACGTTGCTTATGATAATTCTGTAAAACTATGGAAAGCATCAACCACGCCGTTTGAAAGTTTAAGCCCTTTTGCACCAACACACGAACCGTGGACTAGGCAGACAGGTCAATTGAAAAAGAATAGTGGCAAGACAATTCCGCCAATGGCACAAACTCCAGGAAAAAAATAATGGCCAATAGAGGAATCAATAGTGCAACTAACAATTTGGTAGTTAATCCTGCCAGTAGAGAAACTCTAACCAATGCGTCTTCGCCTCGTGGATTCAGACTGGACAAAATCAAGTCTGATATAGAAACATTAACTAAATTTGAAACTAAATGTTTGTTAATTCAATTGAGTAGTTTGGAGAGTAACATCAATGCTAATTTAATTGGTATCGGTGTTCCGCGTGTGGGAACTTTTAAAGCCAACATAAATGCAAATACGGTAGTTTCTCACGCCAATACATATTTTAGCAATGTGGCCACAGTAACTATTACCAATTCAGACCATAGTGACATACAATTAGGTATGGTGGCAAACATACAATTACCTAGTACTGGTAACTTTGGTAGTAATACCATGATTATTAAAAAATCTGTTGGCGGAAACATCACCGCAGGAAATTTTGTTCCAGGATTTACTTATACGATTACCAGTTTAGGCACCACAAATTTTACTCTATGCGGATTAGAAGGCAATGTGGCCAATGTGGTTATTGGTAACATTTTTGTAGCTAATTCTGTTGGTACAGGCACAGGCACAGCATTTCTTACCAATAATCAAATTATGTTAAGCAGCAATCACACCGTAAGTGGCGATATATCGTTTAATGTGTTTTCACTGAAGTTGGGCAAATATCAAAATTCAGATTATCTAGTAACTAGACTAGGATACAAGAACACAGATGGTACATGGGCGGCTAAGGATGGCGTAGACTCAAACGACATATTTTTATCAGCTACAGAAGTGCAAGACAATATTTTGGGCGATTTTTTACAAGCGCAATATCAAGAACTTGTAAAACAAGGTGCCATTAGAGCCGGTGATAGCAAAGAAATCGTAGCTGGTATGTTAGCGTTAGCTTATCAATATCAAGATTTAGGAAATCCGCAACTAAAACAAAATGTTTTTAACTCTGATGGCACTGTAAACTTAGAGAATTATTCCATTGCAACAAAAGCAAATGTTTGGAGAGAAACTGGCCAGACTATCGATAGTCAGGGACGCCCAGGACACATTTATTTTAACGCAGGACGTTATGCTATACGTAATTTAGGGGCCGATGTGCCCGAATAAATATAATTATGGCTATAACTAGATATAAAGGTTTCAGTACCATCGATCAGTATAAAAAATTTCGATTAACTGATCTTGATTTAATCAAGCGTGATTTGCTTAATCATTTTGCTATACGCAAAGGTGAAAAATTAATGAATTCTGAATTTGGCAGTATTATCTGGAATTTGTTATTTGAACCATTGACTGCAGATGTAAAGGCCCTTGTGGTCGACGACATTCAACGTGTTATAGGGTATGACCCTAGAATTAGAGTAGATAACGTGCTGGTAGATCAGTTAGACATAGGGTTTCAAGTTCAAATTGAACTCACAGTCCTACCTGACAACTACAGCAATGTATTAAGTTTGCAATTTAACAGAGAACTTAATACCGTGGTAGCAGCATAAAAGTACCAGTTTTCGTTCTCGATAAATACTAGAACACAGGTATTAATATGGCTATCACTACAAGACAAACCAGTTTATTAGTCCAACAAGATTGGACAAAAATCTATCAGACATTCAGAGAAGCAGATTTTCAAAGTTTTGATTATGAAACTTTGCGTAAATCGATGATCGAATATCTGCGTACTTATTACCCAGAAGATTTTAACGATTATACCGAAAGTTCAGAATATATTGCACTTATTGATTTAATTGCATTTTTAGGACAAAGTTTGGCATTTAGAACCGATTTAAATGCCAGAGAGAATTTTATAGACACAGCTGAACGTAGAGACAGCATCTTAAAACTTGCTAGACTGGTTAGCTATAATCCAAAACGTAGTATTCCAGCATCGGGTTTTTTAAAATTTGATAGCGTAAGTACTACCGAAAACATATTTGACAGTACTGGTATTAATCTAAGTGGCATCGTAGTGAATTGGAACGATAGCACTAACGAAAACTGGTTAGAACAATTTACTGCTATTTTAAATGCTTCGTTAATTTCAACGCAAGCAATTGGAAAACCTGGTGCCACTAAGAATCTTAGTGGAGTTAAAACAGATGAATACACTGTTGACACCATTTCCGGTATAACCCCAACCTATCCCTACTCAGCATCAATTGCCGGTGTAACTTACCCATTTGAAATTGTAAGTGCAACCAGTAACGAACAAAATTACATTTATGAATCTACCCCAAGACCAGGCGGCACATTTAACTTTTTGTATAAAAATGACAACCAAGGTAATGCCAGCAACAACACAGGGTATTTTTTCTATTTTAAACAAGGCGAATTAGCCAATTTAGATTTTTCTATCACAGAAAGTTTGCCAAATAGAATTGTCAATATTAATTTTGATAATGTTAATAATTCTGATGTCTGGTTATATTCTATAACCGGGGGCGGAGCTATAAGCCAACTTTGGACACAAGTTCCTGCGGTAAATGGTATCAATGTAATTTACAATAACACAGAAGAAAGAAATCTTTATAACGTGGCAACCAGGGCCAATGATCAAATTGACCTGGTATTTGGTGACGGAAGCTTTACAAACATTCCAGTGGGCGATTTTAGAATTTATTATAGGACAAGTAATAATTTAACTTATAAAATTACGCCAGATGAAATGGCTAGTATAGCAATAAACATTCCCTATGTGGGCAGAACCGGACGTGCTGAAACACTTACAGTAAGAGCCAGTTTACAGTACACAGTAAATAATGCTATCTCAAGAGAAAGTCTTGAAGACATTAGAACCAAAGCACCGCAACAATATTATACACAAAATCGTATGGTAACTGGTGAGGATTATAATGTTCTGCCTTTTACAAGTTTTAATAATATTTTAAAACTCAAAGCAGTCAATCGTACCAGTTCTGGCATCAGCAGATATTTGGATGTAATTGACGCCACAGGAAAATATTCAAGTACAAATATATTTGCAGATGACGGCATTATTTACAAAGAAGATTATGAAGAAACGGAAAATTTTCAATTTACTAGCAGTACAGAAGTAAACGCCATTGTGCGTAATACTTTAAAACCATTAATTTCGAGTATCACTACTAGACATTTATATTACGAAACTGCAACAAGAAATAGTCCGCAAGGACCAACAATTTCTGCGGCTAGTATGATAACTGGGACAGTTTATAAAATTATATCTGTAGGATCGACGACATTCACAAATTTTGGAGCATTATCAAATACTGTTGGAACTATTTTTACAGCTACAACAGCAGGTACAGGAAGTGGAACAGTTGCTACTGTGGCAACCTGGACACAAGTATCAAGTTCAAGTGGGCGCAGTACAGGAACTTTTAACAGCCCTAACTATACCTTTTTAGTTCAAGGAAGTCTAGTTAAATTAATTGCTCCAACTGGCAAATATTTTGACGCACAAAATCAATTACAAACAGGCTCTCCTACTACAGAATTTCAAAGAACTGTTCTTTGGACCAGCATAATAGATTATGACAACCCCGGTGTGTCAGCAGTAGCAACATTGAGTGTGGTTGTACCTACTGGTGCAATTGTGAGCGAAATTATTCCGGTGTTTGCTAATGATTGGTCTGAAACTTTGATCAATAATATTATCTTACAAATTTTAAGTTATAAAACATTTGGAATACGTTATGACATACCCACAATGTCGTGGCAAATCATTGAAAGTCAAAATTTAGGTACTGGTAGCTTCAGTTTAACAAATGCTGGTAGTACAGCAGGTACCGGTCAGGATAACAGTTGGTTTATAAATTTAAGTTTTGCAAATGGTGAATATACAACTATAAGCAGAGGTTTGAATTACTTCTTTCAAAGTGAAAGAGAAACAAGATTTTATTTTGATCCAGATGTTAGAGTTTATGATAGTAGAACAGCAACTACTTTAGTTGACAGTATTAAAGTTTTAAGAACTAACACTGAACCAGACTCCAGTGATGCGTTATATTATAGCCAATACTATAGAATTTGGAACAGAGCAATTGGACCAGATGGCATAGACGACAATAGAAAAATTAAAATTACATTTCCTGATGAAAATTTAGATGAAGTTCCAGACAATCCTGATCTGTTTGTTGAGTTAGTTGCACCAACGGTAAATGCAGAAAACAAATATGTGTATTTTATTGAGTCAACAGATCAATACAATTTTTTGCAATACAATCCGGTAAATCAAACTGATGTTGTAAGCGCATATGCAACAAAAACCGATATTTTAAATAATATATCATTGTATGCCGTTGGAACAATTTTTTATGCGTACAATGATAACGAAATATTGCCAACAACAGGTCCTAAATTTTATGAATCTAGCAGCACCTCGGTAACCGTTGTTACAAATTATATTGCAAGAACAGGACGTCAAGATTTACAATTTCAATACAAGCATAATGCACCTAATAATAGAAGAATAGACCCTAGCCCTAATAATTTAATAGATTTTTATATTTTGACAAAAACATACAGCAATGACTATTTTGCTTATATAACCGATACAAGCGGAAGAATAGTAGAACCTGTTGCACCTACGATTGATGAACTCAAAACAGAATTTGGTTCAATAGAGGCATACAAAACCATTAGCGACAGCATCATTTATAATCCTGCAGTTTTCAAGCCACTTTTTGGAAACAAGGCCAACGCAGCTCTGCGAGCAACCTTTAAGGTAATTAAAAATACAAATGTAAATGTAAGCGATAATGAAATTAAGAGTCAAGTAGTTGCTGCTATTAACACCTATTTTGATATCAACAATTGGGATTTTGGAGAAACTTTTTATTTTAGTGAATTAAGTGCCTATTTGCATACTGCCTTGGTGCCTAACGTAAGCAGTATTGTCATTGTTCCTTCAAATGCAGGCAGTCAATTTGGCACACTTTATCAAATTGATGCAGATCCCGATGAAATTTTAGTAAGCGCGGCAACAGTTGATAATGTACAAATTATTTCTGCTATTACAGCAGCACAATTGAATATAACTGGCTAATAGGATAAACAATGGCAGCTTTTAAGACTTTACAGTTTTTACCTGAAATTTTCAGAACTGATACCAACAGAAAATTTTTAAATGCAACTGTTGATCAATTGGTCAGTGAACCCAATTTT